TACCAAGATTAATTAGGTCTTGGTATGTATTAAGTGCTTCTTGTGCTAAGTTATCCAAGTCATCATCTGATTCTTCACCCAAGCCAGACACTTTTGGTAAAGAATTCCTGATAATATTTGACATATCAACAATTTCTTTATTGTTTTCGATTCTTTTTTTCGTTAGTTCCAATTCTTTTTCTTTTGGGGTAATGATTTCAATATTGAATAAATCTTCTAATTTTTTCATTTCTTATTTCCGTTATGAAACATATGGGTTTCATCTATAATACGAAATTTAATACCTTGTTTTTGACAATATGCCTGAGCAGCTGCAAATTTAGCTTGATTTTTTATATACATCATTTGATTAGTTTTATTTTTACCAACCTTTTCCATAATATATTGATTTGATGGTTTAATTTCGATTAACTCAGTATTTATTTTATTATTCTTATCAACATATTGAATTAAAAAATCAGGAACATAGACGGTTTGTTTTCCCGTAAATGGATCTTTATAGGGGATTTTTATACTTTCGCTAGCCCATTTTATAATACTCGGACTATTATCCAAGAATGTCATAAAAGTGGTTTCCCAACTACTCCGTGCTATTATTTTATTAGTTCCAATATATTTTTCTGGATTTTTTGGTATATATTGACTGGATGAAAATTTCATATTAATACATTCCTACTTTCATAATCGTTATATAAAGAATTAACTTTATATCCTAATATATTAGTATTATTACCATTCACATTTATTATTTTGATTATTATATTACTCAATTGAATATCAGTTAATCCTTTCATGGTATCAATTAATTGAAATATATTAACATTATCAACCCGTGCCTGATTTAATAAAATAATAGTAATCGACCTGGAACTATCCTCATCAAAATTTCTTTTCATGAAAAATGCAATAACTACATCGATTTGTTCTGATGGAAATGATACTTGATGGGTAAAAAAATTATTGAAAAATTGCTTGGTATCTATCATAAATTCACTTTGTTTGCGGTAATTACATTATTTATATTTTGTACCATCGGAAAACTAAACCCCTGAATACCATTTAATGTTGTTGATATATCACCCCCGATATTATTAGTTATAATACCAGATGTTCCAGCCATGATTTTATTCTTAGTATTAACATTAGTAACTTGTTGAATTAAAGTATTTATCATACCTAAATCTGGTTTGTATTTATTAATAAATGTTGGACTGGAATTACTTATATCATTGATACCACCCGGTTGTAAAGGTGATGGTGATAAATCATAATGTTCCGTACCAAAACCTTCAATATCACCGGAATTAACCAACCCATTTCCATAAGCTACTGATTCATAGGCAATTTTCATATTAAAATCATGTGGATTTGTATCAGAATATGATAATTTATTATGATTAAAACTAGTTATGATTGGGTTAATTAATTTATAGCTTATATATTCGTGTCTTGCCATTTGGTATATTGTTATATAGTTAAAGAATGGGTTATTGCTACCATTATCCAGACCATAAGTTGTATTAATATAATCATAATTTTTCATAGCGGTTTTATTATAAGCACCGTTAATATCTGCGGATTTGCTATCTGCGTAATAATATTTATAATAATTTTGCCACAATGTATTAATCAGGTTCATATTATCATCATTAAAAACAATTTCAATTTCTTCAAATTTATGAGTATATTGAATAACTTTTTTTCTATTATATTGATTTAATATTTCGGTTACTACTGTATATGTTGGTAAACTAGCAGATTTGACCAGCATATTAATTTCATTATTATGAATAGTAGATAATTCTTTATCAATTAATGCTTTTTTATTAAGATTAAAGGCAACATGAAAAGTGAATTTACTTTTTGGTGCTAATCTAAATTGATCATCCGTGAATAATCTAGCGGCATGTTGCCAATCCCTTAATGTTATTGAGGAATCCAATGCTAGTAAATTATTAGGAGTGAAAGCATTATTAGACATTATCCACCCACTGCCAAGGTACCATGTGTATGTTTAAACCCAGTAGTTCCCAATCCAGCACCAGCACCAGTTTGAATACAATTATCGGGTTGAATAACCATTGTTATTAATAGTGGTGTTGCTTCTGAATATTTTAATGCTGAATAATCCGTGGTTGTAATATAACACCCATAACATTCCCAAGTTTCATAGACGACCGGAGCATTAGCACCATTACCACCATCAAGAATTTCAATTCTGGTAGTGAATTTATAATCACCAGCGGATGCTGCAGCACTTTGTTCATAAAAATCAAATTGCTTTTGCATTTGTTCGCCCACCAATTTACTAACAGCACCAGTAACGTCATCGCGTAATGAAATACTAAATGAATCCCATTTATATTTACCAGCAATATTAATTTGTGAATTATAAACATGAATGACTTGATTATCAGTTGAAGTTTTTGGTCTGGCGGCATCTTGAACTTGTTTTGTCAATTCAGTCGTTGGTTTAGATACACCAAAATTTTCCAATGTTATTCTGAAACGATTTGACATTTTTGGAAATAACATTCCTTGATTACTAGCGGATTGATCTGTTGCTAGTGGAACAGTGAATCGAGATAATGTTGCGATTGCCATAATATATCCTTTATTTTTATACCAGTATTTATATCATCTATATAAAAGTAAAATAGCCAAATTTAATTGGCTATAATAGTTACATATTTGCTATATTTTGTATAGTTCCTGTATTTTCCAATCTAACAGGTATATAAATGAATTCAACTGCTTTAACGGGTTCGATAGCAATATCAACCCATAATTCACTTCTATCAATAGTAGTTGGTGTATTATTTGATTTATCACATACTACAATAAAATCATTTAACGCACGTTGAGCTACCAATTCCAGTAAGAATTTTTCAATTTGTTGTTTGATTTCATCACGTGTGATTTTATCATTGGGTTCTTCTAAGAATGGTTTAGCTATAAGAGCTAACATCACTCTTAAATATTGAACTAATCTGGATACATTAATTCTATTAGTAGCACTAAAACTTAAATCTCTGCTATATTGTCCAAAATTACAAATTCCACTACCATTAATATAAGTGATTGGATTAACTTGAATACTAGCCATTGTATTTCTTATTGGATTGGTAAGATTAGCGATTTGGAATTCACCATTATTATCAATATAACCAGTAGCAGTAGCATTAGTTATTTTACCTCTTCTAGTTCCTGCAAATGAAAACCATTTATAACTAACTTGATCACTTAATGCTATGGTTTTTAATATCATATAAGAAGGTGGAACTACGATATTATTACCAAAATTATCAGTAGTATAACCCCAAGGATAAAAAACCCCAAGATTTGAATCAATTGTTATTAATCCTTCATCACCATCTACCAAAGCACCATTTTGATTAGTACCCCAATTATATAATGAATTTGAATCTGGTAATAATCTGGCAGGTGAATCCGCAATAACTTGAGCAGTTTGACCTCTTTCAATATTTAAATTAACCATTGCATTCATTACTTCTGGATAACCAGGTGTTACTATCAAATCGAACATTCTACCTTCATTATCTCTAATTAATGGATTAGTTTCGATGGCTGCGATTAAAGCTTTAATTACTACTGAGCGTTGTGATTTTCTACCAAAAGTACCTGTACCATTATCTTGGTTTGGTGAAATAGAAATCCATCTATTTGGATCATAATTAGACATGGATGCATTACACATTCTTGTATTAACTGATGTAATATCAACATAATTATAAACATATTTTTTAACATTAAATCCTGAACGTCTTAAATTCCATAACATGATACCTTGTGGGTATAAAGCTGGATCAGGGGCATCAAAATCAACAAAATTACTGGTTAATAATCCAACAATGGAATTATCACCTGTTTTAGTACCATCGGAATTCCATCTAGCATCATGAAAAATAATACCATTTGGGGTTGTTGAATCGGTGGTATCAACCAAATCCCAATTTTGAGTCGTTGCGTCATATTCATAAATTAATGGATAATTTTCTAAATCTGATGTACAAATCCATAAATCATTATCAACTAACGGTGTACCATCAACTTGTAATGTTGGAGCTGAATATGAAATAATAGGACCTGATGGATTGGTGTTTGGATAGGCGGATAAATATCCTTGCCATGCTGAACCAGAATTAACCAATATATCGATTTCTTCTAAATAGGTATCATACCAAATTTGACCATTGGTTGGTGCTGCAATTAAAGCAGTTGGGCTTGAAGTAATAAAAGAACTTAAATTATCACCAGTTAATGATGTCCACAATGATGCTACATAACCACTACCATCTGGATCACTATAAAAATTAGTAGTTGGTGTAATACCAGTAGATGCAGGGATAGCAATAAATAATTTACTTAATGGTGTATTAGTTCCATCAGAAAATTTAATATCACCACCATTAGTATTAGTAATGGAAAGTTGATTAGACGCATTAACGGATGCTATAATGTTTGTATTAACCAAAGCATTATTGATAGAACTAGCTATAAGATTGGTTAATTGAGTTGACGTTGTGATTGTAGTTGTATTAAAAGTAATAGAAACTGGATTAGAATAACTATTATTCCCAATTACGGATTCAGAAATAGTGAACGTATATGTACCTGTGATTGGAGTAAATAATGTTTGATTAACATTTGCGATACCCGAAGTAATAATTGATTTACTTTGAATTGTCATCACCCCTGTAGAACTTCTACGATATACTTTAAAATTAGCTAAGGTTGGATTTACTTCACTATCATTATATTTTACATATAAAGTATTTAATGGTAAATTCATACCACCACCCACTGGATCTAATGAATTTAAAGCAGTTGCATTATTAGCATATAATGGTGCAGTATTATTGTTCCATAAATTAGTTGATGAATTATATTGTTTAATAACCCAATTTGCTCCCATATTAGGATTTGTTGTTTTAATCCATATTGAACCAACTGGAGTAGTTGAGGTAAAAGTAGGTACTTGTGTATGTGGTTGAATTGATAGTAATTTTGGATTTGCAAGATGATTACCAACCGTGAATCCCAATTGAGTATTAGTAGATAATATATTAAAGTTATTAGTTGAAATTGTACCATATACTACCAAGCTACCCGAGGTATTTAAACTAGCAGTATAACCCAGTGATAAACCATTGATAGATGTGATTAAATCAGAAACTTTAGTTCCAGCAAATAAACCGAATGGATGTGATACACCATTACAGCCAATACTAAAAGAAGTTGCACCAGTTACAATTACTGATCCACTAAAAGTAGTAGATGGTTGAGTTGATACCACAAATGTAGTTGAATCGGTAATTGATGATACGGTTGTATTAGCTGCGAAAGCCCCAGTTCCACCGCTGGTGGTTACTACCATACCGACGGTTAAACCAGTAGTAGAATTTACTGTTATTGTAGTACCACTATTAGTAGCTCCAGCGTTAGAAGTATAAATGTTACTGGAAGCAATTGATGTATTGGTAGTTAATCCGGTAGTAGTTCCGGTAACATACGTAAATCTTGAACGCCAATTAGTATTACCAACTTCCATCCAG